GCATACGGGTCATCCATGCGGATAAGCTCGACGCGTGTTCCCGGCGGATACTGCTTCTTAAGCCGGAGGATGGTTTCTTTTGAAGGGAAGCCTCTTACACTCATTTTCTATCCTCCTCTCCCGGATAATATGCAGCATATTTCGGATAATCCATGCCGTCGGGCATCACCAGCACTCCGTCCGGCTGCCTGCGCCGCCGTACAAGTAGGCAGTGCCAAACGCCGTCGGTATCTATGCAGCAAAGCTGCTTGTTTTCCTCTATAAACCAGCGATCGACGCAGAGATCGGCAATGAAATTCTCATAGTCAATCTTAGAAAGCTCTACAATTTTCTCAATAACAAAAGGTTTCCTTTGCTCATACGGGTGAGGCGTCTGCAAATCCTCAATCCGGAACGGATACCGCACAAAGAAGGCGGTGTTTTGAAAATCATTCATTTTCATCCGCCGCCTTTGCGTTGCCGTTCTTGAAAGCTCCGTTGCCGGATAGCCTTGAAAGCAGCACTTTGCGTTCGGTTTTGAATTCATCCCCGATAAACCCCAATCAGAGCAGGAAACAGCGGAAGGCATATTTTTCATTGTCTGCCGGTTTCTCCGTACGCAATACACGCTTTTGTATATTCGCTTGTTCTGCCATCTGCCTTGCCAGCGTGACATATGTCTGTACCTCGTCGGCATTTAGGGTCGCGTTCCAGAACGGGAAGGTGATCTCGTTGTTTTCAGCCGACACTTCAAGCTCCCGGTCAACCGACAGCGCTTTCTTTATTAGCGTTTCTTTGCTGGCCAGCAGGTTTTTAAGGTTTTCGAGGCTTGCCTCGCCAAAGCTGTCTGAGGAAAGTGTAATTGTCATGTTTCCCTCTGTGGATAACCCGGCGATATTCAGCGCGTCAATCACCGGCCGGATGCTTTTGATTTCATCAAGGCCGATTTCCGGCGAATGCACTACACTGTCCCTGTCTACCGACCAGCCGTCCGTTTCATATGCAAAACCCGGCGCTCCGGCATAGCGCACCTGGCCTTCAAGGGCTTCAGCAATTACCGCAGCGATGACTTTTCTCTCCTGACCGGCAACCTTCTGTGAAAAACGGAAGCTGTTATTCCTCATTCCTTTCACCTCCCTCCGGAAAAGCTGAACTTGCTCTGATGCTCATAAAAAATCCCACCTTTCTTTTTGGTGGGGTACATTAACGCTCTGTTTTTAGGGAAAAGCAAGGAAATTTTCAAGCAGTCTGTGTTTCTGCGAGCGGAATTTTTTCATTTTTGCGCAATAAGAAAGCCGCATTATCCCCAAACTGAGAAACATAGCGCTTTACAATCACATCGCAGTATTTCGGGTCAAGCTCCATCATGAAGCAAATCCGCCCGGTCTGCTGCGCGGCAATCATTGTTGTGCCGGATCCTCCGAATAAATCAAGCGCCAAATCTCCTGCATGGGAGCTGTTGAGCATGGCTTTTGCCACAAGCGAAACAGGCTTCATGGTAGGGTGCTCCTCCGACACTTTCGGGCGGGGAATTTCCCAGACATCCGACTGTTTGCGGTCTTTTAGCGGGCAAAGGCGCGTTCCCTCCAGCCAGCCGTACCAAATCGGCTCATACTGTGTATGATAGTCCTTGCGAGAAAGCACAAGGCTGTCCTTTTTCCAAATAATCGTGCTAGACCAGTGATATCCTGTCTCCCTCATGACGTTCATCAAGTTTCCCCATTCCTGCGCGGACATCACTACATAGGTCATGCAGCCAGTCTCCGAAACTTCCCGCATGCAGGCGAAAGCGCGCAATAAAAAAGCGCCGAATTCCTCGGTGCTCATCCTGTCGTTTAGAATTTGTCTCGGCTTCCAGCTTGGATGTCTGGTATCCGAACCATAATCCACGTTCCAGGGCGGATCGGTGAAAACGAATCGTGCCTTTTTGCCGTCCATCAGCTTTTGCACATCCGAAAGCAAGGTGCTGTCGCCGCACATCAGACGGTGCTTGCCTAACAGCCATATATCGCCTCTTTGTGTAACCGGCGTTTTGATTTCCGATACCGCCTTTTCCGCATCGAAATTGTCCTCCTTGACATTGGCGGCAGTTTTATCGCGGAACAGCTCGTCAATCTCCGCAGCATCAAAACCGGTAAGAGAAACGTCAAAGCCATCTTCATTCAAGTCCTTAAGCAAATCGGTCAAAAGCGGGATATCAAATTCGCCGCTGATTTTATTGAGCGCCACATTGAGCTCTTTTTCACGCTGTTCGTCCAGATCAACCACAACACAGTCGATTTCCTTGTACCCTAAGGCTGTAAGCACCTTATACCGCTGGTGTCCGCCGACAATGTTTTCGGTGCACTTGTTCCATATAACCGGTTCTACATAGCCGAACTCTTCGATAGAGCGGCGAAGCTTTTCATATTCCGCATCGCCCGGCTTTAAATCCTTCCGCGAGTTATATTTTGCCGCCTTCAACTTTTCTGCGGGTATTCTCTGTATCTCCATTAATCTTAACCCTCCATTCTGACAGCTCTTTCGCCGGTAAAGTCCTCCCAGCGTTTAACCGCCAAATCGCAGTAAATAGGTGACAGCTCCATCGCATAGCACTTGCGCTCGGTCTGCTCGGCGGCGATAATGGTTGTGCCGCTGCCGGAGAACGGCTCCAGTACAATACCTCCCTTGTCGCTGTGCATTTTAATGCAGCGCCATGGAAGCTCCACGGGGAACATGGCAGGATGCTCCTTGTTTGCGCTGACTGTCGTCATCTCCCAAATACCCGCATAGCTCCATTTCTTTCGTTCCTCCTTAGTCAGCCGCTTCACAAATTTATAGCTGTGCCCGGCAAATGCTGAAAGCCACACATACTCCTGATCGTTGTATTCCTCGACTTCGCCGTTTTTGCTGAACGCTGAAATGTATTCATACTGCTGCACTGGCTTGTTGGATACCAGATGATAGGGTCCTACACCGAAGTTCTGTCCTTGCTTCTTCCAGATGCGGATCCATATAGGGCGGTAGCCATTATCCAAAAACATATTTACGCTGTATACGCTCGTGGGCTCAATAAACTGAGACCCGGTGGCGTAAAGGTCACCCAGGTTCCAGCAAACAATATCAGAATATCTGCACAGATTTTTGATCACCGGGCGAACTGTTTCAAACCACGGCTCGATTCCGGCCTTCTCATATTCTTTGCCCACGCCGTAAGGCGGAGAAGTAACTGCCATCTGTGCGTGATTGCCGTTCATTAACTTCTTAAAGTCCTCCTCGCTTGTAGAGTCACCGCGCATAAGGCGGTGATTCCCAAGAATCCAGATGTCGCCCCGCTTGGTCACCGGCTCGCGCTGTATGATTTCCTCATGCGCCTTGTCTATGTCAAAGCTGTCCTGCACCGCTTCTTTGGAATACCATCGATTGAGAAGCTCGTCAATTTCTGATGTGTCAAAACCGGTAAGTGATACATCGAATGCTCCTGCGTCAAGCTCGGCCATCAGTTCCGCCAGCTTGTTTTCGTCCCACTCGCCCTGAATCTTGTTGAGAGCGAGATTAAGCGCTTTTTCCCTCTGCGGGTCAAGTTCCACCACGACACAGTCGATCTCGGTTTGCCCCAAATCCAGCAGCACCTTTAACCGCTGGTGCCCGCCTACCACATTGCCGGTCTTCTTGTCCCAGATGACAGGCTCTACATAGCCAAATTCCTCTATCGAGCGTTTAAGTTTTTCATATTCCTTGTCGCCGGGCTTTAAGTCTTTGCGGGGATTGTATGCCGCAGGATTTAAAAGCTCGGCTTTGATTTTCTGTATGTTCAAATCAACCACCTCTCCTTGCCGTCAGGAGTTTTTCCATCACGTCGTCGTGCGGCATTGCTCCTTTGTATTCACTGGCACAGTTTTCCCGCACGACTTGGTAAATCTGATACCACAGGTTATTGGCCTGCTTCATAAAGCTTTGACTCATGGCCACATAAGGTGACGGGATGGCGTTGCCGGTCGTCGGATGCTTGGCAAGAAAGCCAAACTCGGTGATGCATTCCTCGCACTGGATCCACCGCGCCACGCTCTGGGCATATTGCTCTATTAGCTGCGCAGGAATAAGATGAACACATCGGCGTTCCTGCAGCCACTGCCATGTCTTTTCGTATATCTCCACCGCCAGTGTTGTTTTACCGTTCTTCTGCTTTGCGGCGAGATACTCTCTAGGCGGCGGCATGCTCTGGCCTTCCAGATCTGCAGTGTCCGTAAACTCCATTACCATAAGCTTGCGTCTGCCTGGGTTTCCTTCCAAAATCTTGTCCGCCAGCGGCTTTTTCTTTTGTCCCGCGCCAATACGCGCTCCGCCGCGGCTGGTACCGTCCTTTGCCATACACATCACCTCGATTCCTGTAAAAATGAACGGGGGATATACCCCGTTTGAAACTGCGACTTTTCGCGCGTGACCCCCCGCCCGTTGCACGAAACATATCCACTTGATATTTTGACCCCCCCTACCGTTTTCTCCAGCGTTCACCTTCACGAGCGGTAATGGCACTATGGCAGCTTGTGCACAGGCTCATGAGATTATTGCCCTCGTTGGTTCCGCCTTTGGATAAAGGAATAATATGATGCACCTCTTCGGCCGGCGTAAGCCTTCCGGACTTGTTGCACTCCTCACAAAGCGGGTATTCCGCAATATATCTGTCCCTAATACGCTTCCAGCTCCGGACGTAACGTTTCCTTGTTGCCGGATCGCGCTCATATTTGTTGTAATATGA